AGCGTCGGCTCCCGCAACTATGGGAATGTCGGCAAGGAGCTTTTCGCCGCGATATATCTGCACGTTGCCGAAGACCTCGCCCTTGAGCACAGGGGCGGTGGCGGAGGTAAGGCGCAGATTCACCCGTCGGTCAAGGGTGTTCATGTCGAAGTTGACGGGCAGCAGGGATACCGCGCTGTTTGCATACACAAGGGTCAGATAATCCGATTCACCCTCGGCCAGAGGCACCTGAGCGGCGGAAAAGCCCTCGGCGGCGATGGTCTGCCATGTAAAGGCGTTGAAGCCCCATTCCAGCATGCGTTTGCATTCGATAAAGTGGTTGTATATGGTTTTGCCGTCGGCGGCGGTACCCTTTTCCGCGCCCAGAATGACCGCCATCAGACTGCGGCCGCTCTGCTCGGCGGTGGAAACAAGGCACAGACCTGCCGATTTGCAGTAGCCGGTCTTGACGCCGGTGGCGTACTGGTAGCTGTAGTCGGAGGCGCCAAGCAGCAGGGCATTTGAGTTGGTCAGCTTGCGCTCGGCGGACTTGTTGGTGGCGGGGATTGTGTAGGTGCGCTGAGAGACTATCTCGGCAAATTCCGGATGCTTCATGGCCTCGGCGGCGATGAGATAAAGACTGCGGGCGGTGGTTATGTGACCGTCCTTGGGATAGCCGTGGGTGTTAATGAAGTTGGTGCCCGTACAGCCCAGCTCCTGAGCACGGGTGTTCATCCGTGCGACAAATTCATCCACCGAGCCGGCCACTCTCTTTGCCAGCAGATTGCATATTGCGCAGTCGGAAGAGAGCATCACGCCGTACAGCAGGTCGCGTACGGTCATGGTCTCGCCCACAGCCATGGGCGGAGCGATGGTGCTGGCATCCCAGGGGACAAAGAGCGTGTCGGCATCGGGAGCGGTTATCTGCTCGTCAAGGCTGAGCTCACCCCGCTGGATGGCCTCCATAACCAGCAGTGCGGTCATGATTTTGGTGGTGCTGGCGGGGGCAAGGGAAACATCGGCGTCCTGCTCGTAGAGAATCTCGCCGGTGCCCATGTCCACAAGAATGGCGGCCTTGGCATCCACCGTGCCCAGCTCAAGAATGACGGGGGCATCGGATGCACTGGTATCGCCGCTGCTGACCGCGTCGCTTCCGCTGACGGGTGCAGAGGCGGCAAGCACCGGGAAGCACTGAGCCATCATCAGCCCCAGTGCAAGCAGAAGGGCAGCGAGCCGCCGCATCGTTATTCTGTCAGACATCCCGCTCCCTCCAATCGTCAAAAGTCTGATACAAAACGCAATAATCTTGCGTGATATTACAATAAACGGCCGTCACGACCGAAAATACGCTCCTCGTGAGGAGCCAGAGCGCGGCCCAGCAGAGTACCCAGCACGCCGCAGGCGATGACCTCGCCGATGCCCACTGTCAGGGCAAAATACCAGAAGGTGCCGGGAGCCTGATAGACAAACATCAGCACCAGCGGCACGATGAGAGTGTTGGCAAGAATGTTGGGCACAAGAGCCAGCACGCGGTGTCTGCGCATCACTCGGCACAGCACGGCGCCGATAAGCGTGGCAAGACTGCCGAACACCACATCCCACAGGGCACAGCCCGTGAGAAGGTTGGCTGTCACACAGCCGATGAACAGACCGGGCACAGCGGCTCCCGTAAAGACGGGGAGGATGCACAGTGCCTCGGACAGGCGTATCTGGATGGCGCCGCTGGCAAGACCGAGAATGGCCGCGACGTATGTAAGCACGACATACAGCGCAGCGATCACAGCCGCCTGAGCCACCCGTACGAGTCGGGGGTTCCTTTTCATAACTTGATTCTCCTTGATACCGCAGGAAAACAGCCTGCGTTCGTTATATATACCGCAGGAAGACAGCCTGCGCTATCCCAAGTTATATCCAAGTTATATATTATACAACATATTATAGTAGTATGCAACCCTCACCGCGGGGCGGAAAACGGCCTGCACGCATGTAATTTATGCCGCAGCCGTAAAAGAATGGGTGCAGAATCCCGAACAAGGGGAAAACTACTCCCTTTCGTACAGGCACACACCGAATTCGGCCTGAACGGACAGCGAATCGATGGTGTCCAGCTTGGCCTGATCGGCGGCGGAGGTCTTGTAGTAATATGGGGTCATGGCAAACAGCGCCTTGATGTCGGCGTTGGAATCGAGGGGCATATCAAAGCGTACCTCGGTGCTGTCCGCGAGACGGAAGCCCTCGGGCCGGAAGTGTTCGGGGGGATTTTCCACGGGACGGTCGTACACCGCTTCCTTCAGAGCATAAAGATGCCGCTCGAGGGGATGGGCTCTGAGCAGCAGACCGCCGGGGCGAAGCACACGGCTGAATTCGGGCAGGCACACCGGCGCAAAAAGACTGATTATCAGGTCGCAGGAGCCGCTTGCCGCAGGCAGAGCGGTGACTCCCGCCACGGCAAAGGAGCCGTCGGGACAGCGGCGTGCGGCGGCCTTGACCGCGTCACGGGAGATATCAATGCCCAGAGCCTGAGCGGTCATGCCGTTTTCGCCGAATTTTTCCAGCAGAGCGTTGAGGTACCAGCCCTCGCCGCAGCCCGCATCGAGGATGTGCATGTCCTGAACAGCGCGTTTTCCCAGCAGTGACCACATGCCCTCCAGCAGAGGCGCATACCAGCCCTTTCCGAGAAATTCCGATCGGGCCCGCACCATCAGCGCGTCGTCGCCGTGGCGCTTGGAGCCGCTCTGGCGGTTTATCAGCAGATTGACCCAGCCGCCCCGGGCGATATCGAAGCTGTGACCCCTGCCGCATCTGCAGCAGCCCTCGGCGGTGACCAGCGGCAGAGAACACACGGGGCAGGTGAATGTAAACATGATTATCCTCCGTTCTTCGATGCAGAATGAATATCTTTAGATTATCAGCAAAACCGACCCGCGTCAACCGCCGCAGATCATTTCCGACGGCAAAATCCGACAGAGAAAGCTATGCGATTGCACAAAAAAAGGACGAGACTTCCGTAAGAGGAAGCCTCGTCCCTGTGAATAGCGGCGGTGAAATAAGAGTGAGAGCCTGATGGACACATCGCCGCAATTGTGTCAGCTCCTGACCGAATCGGCACTGCCCAGCCTATGAGTAAAGCGCACGCCCCCGGAGTCAACGGTCAGCCCGACGGCAAGCACCGACATGGTGGTGTGCAGTCCGGTCACGCCGTCGCGAACCGACACGATATCGGTCAGCTCAAGCTCCTCGGAGGAGGTGGTTTCGATCTCCATGCCGTCGGCCGCCGCGCAGGAGAGCAGTCTGCGTCGGGCGGCGTTTTTCAGCTCCTCCTCCGATTCCACTGCGGGATAATCGTAAAGCAGTGTGCTGAGCGGAGCAAGAATGGAAGATGCGGCGGGGCTGTCGGTGACGGTGCCGTCGGGCATCAGCCAGAACTGAGCCGTCTGCCGCTCCAGCATCTGACCGGAGCCAAGGGCGATAATATGGTTATAGGCCTGAGCGCTGACGGTGGATATCAGACGGGCGTCATACTCCTCCGAAAGCTCGATGGTGTCGGTAAGGTCACGGGTGCGAAGAGCCTGCAGAAAGACCGTTCCGCCGGAGAAAACCGCGCTCAGACGGGCACGGGAATCCATCAGCATTTCGTTAAGGGCACGAAGCAGCGGCTCGTAGCGGATGGAGGCCGAGCATCCGATGCCGCTGGAAAAGGCAGACACGGCAAAAAGCTCGTTGTTCCATGAGTCCATCAGCGACGAGATGACGCTGTGAGCCTCCGCGCCGCTGATGACAACGTGAGTCTCTCCGCTTTCGGGGATAACGATGCGGCGGTCAAGGAGCTGCCGCCAGCAGGGGCCGCTGACACGCACGGTACCCTCGGAGCTGACATGGCGCACCTGCTCCACGGGACCGCCCCATTCCGAGCCGTCGATATAGAGGTGATCTCCCGTGAGGACGGGGTGCTTCTTCCACGCCGCCGAGGGCAGGGCAAGCTCCCAGCAGCTTGTCTTGTCAGGGTACAGGGTCAGATCGGCGCGGAAGCTGTCAAATTCGATGATCTCGGCCTGCTCGACGAGATTTCCGTCGGCGTGAATCAGCTTCGGCTCCATGCGGGCTCGCTCCTTTGCTCAATAAGTGTGACCTCCAGACGGGGATGAGGCCCTTTGACGCTGATCTGGAATGCCCCCGCAGGAGCGTATTCAAAGGCCGAGCCGTTCTTTATCCTGTGAGAAAAGTAATTCAGAGCCTGCCCGTCGGCGGTGTACCCGGTCACCCTGCGGCTCTGCTGGTCGATGACCACCCGCTCACCCTCGGCAAGGGGGCGGTCGATGCCTGTGGCCGTGCCGCCGATATAGACCGTGGGGTCCTGCGCAGGCCCATGAATGGTCAGGATCATGGGCGCAGGGGAGCAGGAGGTGTTTTCCACAGGCAGAATTCGGATGGAGCTGTCGGTGAGAGATGGGTCGGCCGCCAGCTCGTAGCTGCGGTCGGTGCACCATGCGGGATGCTCGGGCAGGATGGTCAGCGTGATGCGGCCGCTGCGGGTGATGTCGCAGGAAAGCTCCTTTGTGCGTGCCGAACACCAGCAGCGCATGTAGCAGTCGTTTATCCACAGACGGCCGGAGGTGCGGCTCTCAATGTCGCGGTCAAAAAGGTCGCGCATGCGGCACATGATGTCGGAGAGTTCCTGTGCGTCGCATGCGGAAAGATGAAGAACCAGAGTACGTTCGGCGTCCGAGCGGCTTCGGGTCAGCAGACTTCCGCCCTCGCCAAGGGGACGGCGGGCGCGGGTCAGCTTCCACAGACCGTCGAATATCGTGCCCGACAGAGCCAGCACAGGCAGCTCGTCAAAGCGCATGAAGCCGCCGTCGGAGTTTTGATAGTATATGGAATAAGGCAGCAGATCGGACATATCCTTCTCCTTTCATCAGGAATACTCGCGCACCATGCGTGCAAAGGTGCGTCCGTCCAGTCTCAGCACGGGTTCGGTGTCATAGAGATAATCCAGCAGCCGGTCCATCCGTTCGGAAAGGGCGGACAGGTCAGGCTGCTCCGCCTGTGTCTGTGCGGGATTCGGAGCAATTGACGCACCGCTTGCGGAAAGTGCCGTTCCCGCCGAAATGCGCACAGCCGAGCCGTTCGTCACCGTTTGTGCCACTGCGGCGGCGCTGTGGGCCACCCGCGGAAGCATGCTGTCCATGCCAAGGGCAAGGCCCTCTACCGCATACTCGCCCAGACCGCGCATGACCTTTGAGGGTGATGCGATTTTCAGCGCCGAGCGGATGGTATATGTGACCTGATTGGCGATGCTTCGCGCGGCGGAGATAATGGAGGCGGTTTTTGAGCGCAGACCTGCTGCCATACCGTTTCCGGCCTCCATCATGGCCGAGGTCAGGGGTGCTCTGAGTCCCTGAATGGGGGAGAGCACACCCTGTCTGATGCCGCCTGCCATAGATACCGCAGCGGCCGAAACAGACGATGCGGCAGAGACTGCATGGGCGGAAAGACCGTCAAGGGAGCCGCCCGCAGCCGTGACCGAGGAGGAAAAAGAGCCGGACAGGGCAAGGGCGGCGCCGGAGGCGGAGCTTCTTATCAGATCCAAAGCTGAAGCACCGCCCGCACCGGCGGGAGTGAGGCGGCTCAGCAGATCGATAGCCGACAGCAGATTGTTTCGGAAGTCATCAATGGACAGTTTCAGATAGGCTGAAACCGTTCCTGCGATAATCATGATGCTTCACTCCTTTGGTATTTATCATTCCGGCCACCGCGCCGCAGTTGCTGCGCGGTTCGGACAGCCGTTCCAGAGAACGCGGAAGCCGCCCGTCGCTTTCGATGCGGCACAGAATATACATGCACGCCTCGTCAAGACAGTAGGCGGCATAGGGGTCATCCACGCCCACCAGACGGCTGGGGCGCCGGCCGTATCGTTTGCTCATCCCCAGCAGGCTCAGCAGAATTTCGCCCTGCACGAAAGGGCTCGAGAGCACGCACTCCCGCCTGCGTGAAGTTGTAGATGGCGGCCAGCTGCATATCGGTCAGACGGCAGCCCTCGGCCTCGAGCTGCTCGAGGGTGGGATCCACAAGAGCCTCTGCGGCGATGCGGCGCAGCAGCCGTCCGAGCTGATCCAGCGGGAGAGCGGTGTCATAGCCCTCGCTGAACAGCTTCTGCGCCGCGCCGATAAGCTCATTCGGGATGCTTCCTTCGGCTGCCATGGTCAGCAGCGACGGTCGGCGCAGGACCGCACAGAAGGGATGCTCCTCATCCCAGCCGGGAAGCTGAACCCGGGATGTTGAGTTGTATTTGTCCATAACATTCACTCTCCCGTAAATAAATGGAATCAGAGATTGATGACTGACGGGATCAATCAGTCGATGAGTACCCAGTTTTCACCGTCAAAATAAGCGGTTCGGCCGGGGTTGACAATAAGACTGCCGACGGAGAGATAACCCAGAGCGGTTATGCAGTCGCCCTCCTCGGGGCGGTCGGTCACATCGTCCTCGGAGGAGCAGTACACGGGCAGCCTGTCAAGGCACTCCAGAGTCATTGCATATTCGCCGCTGCGGGGGCGGGAACGCACAAGATATTCGGGAGTGGTAAAGGAGCCGTTTTCAAGCTGGAACTTGGCCGGAGTGCCCACGCAGTTGGGAAAGGAAAAGCGGAAAACGCCGATGGTCTGTCCGCCGTAATCCTTCTCCTCGGCATAAAGGCGCAGGGTGAATCGGGTGCGTCCGGAGGGCGTTCCTGCCTGAGGAGCGCTGTAGCCGGACAGGAGAGAGGTGTCCGCCGTATGCTGTGCGCCGCCGTCGATGATCTCCAGCAGTCCGGCGTTCAGCACGCAGTCCTTCAGGGTGATGTCGTAGCCCTTGACGATATCCTCCAGGAGGTCCTGGGCAAGAATGGTGTTGCGCACACGCAGTTCGCTCTCCTCGCCCTCGCTGATGACCGGCTCGGGCTCGGCGGAGGTCACGGTGTCAAAGCCGAACACGCGGGGAGTGTTTTCCTCGGTGGTGATCTCGGCCCGGACGATGTTGACAATGGTGTTGCTGTTAAAGCTTCTCATTTGATCTGTCCTTTCACATTTCGCTGTAATACGAAACATAATCGATAAAGCTGTAGGCGGCACGGTAGGCGTCGCTGACCGATACCGTACCGCAGGGCTGGGCGAGGGTCAGCCAGCCCTCCGTCTCGCATGGCAGGAGAGCCTTTCGCACGGACAGCGCAAGAGCGTCCATATCCGTGCTGCGGTGGGCGGAAACATAAAGATGCACCCGATAGCGCACATAGCCTCCCGACGGGCACAGCAGAGCGGAGGAAAGCACCTGCACCACGCAGTAGGGCGAGCGGCACAGACCCTCATGCACCGCCGGAGGAAAGGCCTTGAGCCCTGCCTTGAGCAGTGCGGCGATGATATTCTGCGTCTTATTCAAGATGAAGTCCTCCCTGTCTGAGAACGGCTTTGGAAAGCGTGTTCAGTATATTGGGGATATACCGCTCCACCGTTGGCACCAGAATGGCGTAGCGGCGGCCGTGACGCAGCTCCAGATCGGGGGAATAGGACATGTGCCCGGCAATGCCGATGAGGGGATTATTGTCCTCGTCGGTCAGCACAAAGCCCTCCATGGTGCGGCGGGCGTTGCCGGTGCGGTCGGTCCATGGAGCGTCGCGCTTGGCATCGGACTCCATGTCGGCGGCCACCGACTGCATGGCGTTTTCGATTTTGTCTGCGAGCCGGAT